AGGCCGCGTCCCTGCGTGGCGATGCCCGTGAAAGCTTCGAGTTCGGTGGGATCGTCTGGGAGCGTTATCGCGGCAAGGTGGCCGGTGTTGCGTTCGTTCACGACGACAAGGCCCTGCTGATCCCAGAGGGTGTGCCGGATCTGTATATCTCGTCCTTCGCACCGGCCGACTACATGGAAACGGTCAACACCCAGGGCATCCCGTACTACAGCAAGATCGAGCCGCTGCCGTTCAACAAAGGCGTTGCCGGTGAAGCCCAATCCAACCCGCTGCACCTGTGCACGCGGCCTCGGGCGCAGATCCTGCTGGAGATGTGATTGTGGCCTTCCGCTATCTGATCGACGACATCGACGACGTGGTCTTTGAAACCCTGGGCGACAGCGCCATGATCGAAGGTCGCGCCGAGCCGGTGCTGGGCATGTTTTCGGCACCCTGGAAACAGCCCCAGTTCGGCAAGCTCAACACCAGTCTGCGGGAGCCGCGCTTTGAGATCCGCGTCAAGGATTCGGACGGGTTGGTGAAAGGCTTACGGGTCAGTGTTGATCTGCCTGCGTTGGATGGCGGAGGCGACTATGACCTGCTCCAGCTCGAACCTGACGGTAATGGCCTGGTGGCCTTGATCTTGAGGAAACGGCCATGAGTGTCGGCAGCCATACCCAGCAGAAACGTGACGGAGGGATGCTCAACATCCAACCGTCGGCGGTTCATGTTCAGGCTCTGAAAGAGTTCGGCGAGCTGGTGCCCAAGGCAGCGGCGGCGGCCCAGCGGCGGGCAATCAACAAGACAATCCGTTGGCTGCGCACCCACATTGCACGGGCTGTCGGCAAGCAGGAGCGTATCGCCATCGGCGCTGTCCGGCAGCGCCTTCGGGCTTATCCGGTGACCGGCGGCGATATGCGCGGCAAGTTGTGGTTCGGCATCAATGCCATTGAAGCCAGCCGCACTGGCCGGGCACGGCAAACCGGCGCCGGTGTTTCGGTTGCCGGTAGGCGTTACAGGGGGGCTTTCTTCAAGAAGGTCTACGGCAGTAACGCGGATATCTGGATCCGCACGTCCAGCAAACACTTCAATACCACCGACTACCCGGATGCCGCTCAGGGTGGCAGACGCTCGGGCTTTGTCGAGGAAAACGACAACCGTTTCCCCCTGGCTAAAGCCAAGGTGTCGTTGGAGCAAGTGCGACCGCACTTCGATGCCTGGGTAAAACGTGCCGATGAACGCCTGCTGGAGATCCTCACGCAGGAACTCAACTTTGAACTGCAGAAGTATTTGAAGGGGACGCCGCGTGTCTGACGAAACGTTGAGCCTCGACCAACTTTATCAAGCTATTGAGCAGCACCTGCAGCAACACCTGCCGGGCGTTCAAAGCGTTGCAGCCTGGCCGAACATTGAGGATCACATTGCCTTGCCGGCGGTGTTCCTGGAGATGTCTGAGATCGAGCCAGGTACTGATCTCGGAACGGGTGAAACCACCCTGGTCTGCAAGTTCGAAGCGCGGATCATTGTTGACCCGATTAGTCCCGATCATCACCGCCAGGTCGTGCAGCTAGCGACCCAACTGATCGTGTTATTGCGGGCGCAGAACTGGGGCCTGGAAGTCGAATGTGCTGAGTTTATCCAAGCGGTACAGGACTGGACCCGCCCTGAACTGGATGGCTACACCGTCTGGCTTGTGGAGTGGAATCAGACGATTTATCTCGGTACCGAAGAATGGCCTTGGCCGGATGAGCCCCCGGGCACGCTGCTGATCGGTGTCAGCCCGGACATCGGCCCGGGCAGCCGAGATCAGTACGTCGCGCCGGAGCGCTTGGAATGAGGTACACCAGCGGCGAGAGCGACCGCATGATCGCCGCCATGTTGATGGACTGCGTGGTGGCCGCCGTCGATACCACCGCATCACCGCCTGTTGTACGTGTCAGGGCGGGGGAGTGGACCAGTGCGTGGGTACGTTGGCACAGCGTAGCCGCCGGTAAGGCGCGCCACTGGCGAGTGCCCAGCCTGGGCGAGCAGGGCAAGTTGTTTAATCCCAGCGGCAACCCGGCGATGGGCACGTTTATCCCAGGCTTGTACGGGGATGCAGGCCCGCCACCGGACAATCGCGATCACGTCGAGGTGTGGCGCTTTGACGATGGCGGCTCGCTGGTCTACGACTGGCAGGCCAGTAGCTACAGCATCACGCTGCCTTCCGGGACCGTCACCATCAAGGTCGGCGACACCGTAGCCACCGTCACTGAAAGCGCCGTCACGGTGGTGGCCGGGAATATCGGGCTCACCGGCAATGTGACGATCACCGGGCCACTGACAGTGTCGGGTGATATCAACGGCGCCGGCAAGATCATTGACGCGGGCGGCAACACTGCAAACCACAAACACTGATTCACCGCTTATTTCGGCCCGCTTCGTGCGGGCGTTTTCATTTCTGGAGTGCCCTTATGAACAAGCCAAAGCCGGACGAGCAGCCGCCAGTGGTCCAGCCATTAGCGGCGAAGGTAGAGCCGCCATCGAAAACCCCTGATCTGCCTCGGACCTTTCGCGACAAGGTGTTTACCTCGCGAACCCTGATATCGCCTGAAGGCCAGAGCTTCGCCGTTGCCAAGGGGTTAGTGGTAGCCACCACCCCAGATCAATACCTCTTCCTGCAACGTCACCCTGACCTCGAACCCGTACCGGAGTAGCCCAGATGATCGGAATGGATCGCCACACTGGGCAGCCCATCTCCGGCATCGAGCATCTGCAGCAGTCGATTGAAGACATTTTGACAACGCCACTGGGCAGCCGCCGGCACCGGCCGGACTACGGCAGCCAGTTGCGGCGTTTTGTCGACCTGCCCGTCACCGAGGGCTGGAAAAGCGCGGTGCAGGCTGAAGTGGCCCGGGCGCTGGGGCGTTGGGAGCCTCGGCTGAATATTAGCCAGGTTCGAGTGGTGGCCGTATTGGATGGCCGCATCGAGTTTGAACTCAAGGGCCTGTTCAAAGGCGATAACGCGCTAGTGAGGGTCACCGCATGAGCACCGTGGATTTATCAGCGCTGCCGGCGCCGCCTGTGCTGGAGGAACTCGACTTTGAGCAAGCCTACGCTGAGGAGCTGGCCGCGTTTCGTTTGTACATGGGCGATAACTGGACCGCCGAGTTGGAAAGCGATCCGGTGGTCAAACTGTTGGAGCTGGGTGTTTACCGCCGCATTCAGAACCGGGCACGGGTGAACGATGGGGCCAAGGCGCTGCTGTTGGCTTACGCCATTGATGGGGATCTCGATCAACTCGCTGGCAACGTCCGTCTGAAACGCCTGGTGATTCAGGAAGAAAACCTCAACACCGTCCCCCCGACACCCCGGGTGATGGAATCCAACGATGCCCTGCGCGAGCGGGTGCAGCTGGTGTACGAAGGGCTGACAACGGCCGGCCCGCGTAACAGCTACATCCTGCATGCCCGCAACGCGTCGGCGCTGGTGGCCGATGCCACGGCTGAAAGCCCGTCTCCTGCGGAGGTGGTGGTCACGGTGCTGCACCTGCAGGGCAATGGCGTGGCCGAGCAGCCGCTGCTGGATGTGGTTATGAGATACCTCAGTGATGACGACATTCGGCCTGTTGGGGATCGCCTCACCGTGCAAAGCGCTGAGGTCATTGAATACCGCATTGACGCAGTGCTGCACATGGCCGGCACCGGCTCGGAAAACGAAGCAATTCTGGCTGCGGCTGAGCAGCGCCTGGCGGGCTGGGTCAATCCTCGGCGTCGGCTTGGCGTTGAAGTGCCACGTTCGGCCATTGATGCGCAGTTGCACATCAGCGGTGTTGGCCGGGTGGACCTACTCGATTGGCAGGACATCAAGCCTACCAAGTACCAGGCGGCTTACTGCGTTGGCTTTACCGTCAAGCAGGGAGGCACGCCATGAAGAGCCTGCTACCGATTAACAGCACCCAGCTAGAGCGGGCCATTGAAGCGGCCACCGACGAAGTCACCGATGTTCCGTTGCGCAAACTGTACAACCCCGATACCTGCCCGGCGCATTTGCTGCACCAATTGGCCTGGGCCTGGTCGGTGGACCGCTGGGACAACAGGTGGTCGGAAGCGGTCAAGCGCTCGGCCATCCGCTCGGCGTTCTACGTGCATGCCCACAAGGGCACCATCGGCGCGTTACGCCGGGTGGTTGAGCCGCTCGGCTATCTGATCGAAGTGCTGGAATGGTGGCAGACAACGCCCAAGGGGGTGCCGGGTACCTTCGCGTTGAAGGTGGGTGTGCTGGAAACCGGCATTACCGAGGAGATGTACGAAGAGCTGACCTGGCTCATTGATGATGCCAAGCCGGTGAGTCGGCACCTGACCGGCTTGGCGATCAGCCTGGAAAGCACCGGCACGGTATTCATCGGCGTCGGCGTTTACGAAGGCGACGAACTCAGCGTTTACCCACCGACTCAGCGTGACATCAACGTCAGCGGCTACCTTGCCGTCGGTGGTCGCGAACATCATATCGACACGATGGACATCTACTCATGACTGACCAAAACAGCCAGTTTTTTGCAATTCTCACCGCTGTGGGGGAGGCCAAACAGGCCAATGCTGATGCCCTTGGTATTCCTTGGACGTTCTCTCAGATGGGCGTGGGGGATGCCAACGGCACCGATCCAATGCCTAACC